TGCGGCCCTGACATAACCGAAGCGGCTACCTACACGCCAAGTAGCCCCGCATTATGAGGTAAAAAAATGGCACAAAAGAAAGTTCGCGGTCATCGCAGCAACAAACCTAATGATTCCTTTGGAACAATAAACAACGGTGAACTCTACAAAGGTAAGTACAGAGAAGACGTATATACTGACGAAGAGGACACCGAGGTAGAAGTTCAGGCAGAACCTGAACAACAGGACACAGACCCTAGCTTCGTTAGTGGTGAAGAAAAACCCGGACATGACTATAAAAAACGTTATGACGATTTAAAGCGGCACTACGATGATAAAGTTCAACAGTTTAAGGACAAAGAAAAAGAGTTAGAGGCGACCCTTACACAAGCTACTCGTCAACAAAACATCTCTTTACCTAAGTCTGATGAAGAACTGGAAGAGTTTAGGCAACAGTACCCAGATATATATGATGTCGTAGAAACTATTGCATCTATGAAAGCTGGCGAACAAGCTAAGACCCTTGAAAAAGAACTAGAGTCGTTCAAAGAAAAAGAACACTCTGCTAGAACACAAGCTGCATACCAACAACTATTAAACTCTCATCCTGACTTCGACGAAATTCGTGTAGATGAGAAGTTTTTAAGTTGGCTTGAAGACCAACCCGGCAGTATCGCTGATGGTATTTTAAAGAACAACACGGATGCTAAGTTAGCGTCTAGAGTTATCGACCTCTACAAAGTAGACGCTGGCATCTCTAAAAAACGTGCTAAAAAATCCCAAGCTGATGCTGCAGCTTCAGTAACCTCTCATAAGTCTAGAGACCTTACTAATGAAGCGGGAGGTGATAAACGAATCTTCAAAGCCTCCCACATCGCCAAGATGAAACCTTGGGAGTTCGAAAAGCTGGAAAGCGAAATCGACTCTGCAAGGGCTGAAGGGCGAATTGATTACAACTCTTAATCCTCAAGGAAGGGATTGAACTAATGGCTTTTGATAGCGCATCAGGTTACAACAACCTGCCGTCTGGGAATTTCACACCTGAAATTTTCAGTCAAAAAGTTCTCAAGTTCTTCCGTCGTGCTTCGGTTGCAGAAGATATTACTAACACCGACTACGCTGGCGAAATTGAAAACTTCGGTGATACAGTACGTATCATTAAAGAACCAACAATTACTGTATCTGCATACTCACGCGGTTCTGTGGTAAACCCACAAGACCTCGCTGACGACCAGATTACTATGGTTGTTGACCAAGCAAACGCATTTGCGTTTAAGATTGACGACATTGAAGAGCGTCAGTCACACGTCAACTTCGAAGCATTGGCTACGTCTTCAGGTGCATACTCCCTGAAGCGTAAGTACGACGCTAACGTTCTTGACCTCATGGCAACCTCTGCTGGTCTAACCGGCGAATCAGGTGCTTCTGTGGCTCAAATCGGCAGCATCGGTACTCTTGGTTCAGCTTTGGACATCGGCGGAGCAACTACTCCGGGCGATACAGCGGTTAATACCATGCTGGCAATGGCTCAGTCACTCGATGACCAGTCAGTTCCAGAAGAGAACCGTTGGTTCGTTGCACCACCAGCTTTCTACAAGCACCTGTTCTCAGCAGGAGCAAAGTTCGCAGAAGTTCAGGTAACTGGCGATGCGACTTCTCCACTGCGTAACGGTCTGGTGACACTAGGCAACATCGCTGGCTTCCAGTGTTACAAGTCAACTGCACTCGTTTCTAGCGGCGCAATCGACCAAGTAACTCTTTCTGGCCTCGCAACAGATGGCTCTGAGAATGTTATTCTCGGCGGTCACATGTCTGCAACAGCTACTGCTTCGCACATTGCGAAAACAGAAGTTGTCCGTTCAACCGAAACTTTCAGCGACATCATTCGTGGTCTTCATGTGTTTGGACGGCAAGTCCTTCGCCCAGAAGCAATCGTTCGTGGCGTTGTTAGCTTAGACTAGTAAGGGAGATTGACTAATGGCTACTTACTCAGTTACCGATAACGGTATTGCTGTTGCTGCAGGCGCAAAGCCTTACATGCAAGAAGTCGTACTAGATTTTTCAACGACTAATCTAGGTATCGGCGAAGACATTGATGCTCTGCAGGTTCCTGCTAACACACTAGTTTTGTGTGTCGGTATTGAACTCGTAACAGCAAGCTCTAACGCTGGTACAATCGACGTTGGAGACGGAACAGCCCCTGACACATGGGTCACTGACCTAGACGCAGACGGTGCTGTTGGCATTCAGGAAACTGGCGCAGCTTCTAAGTTCTACTTAGCTGCTGATGTCATCGACGTGAAAGCTATTACTGCAATCATGGACGGTAAAGTTCGTGTGTTCGCTGTAATGGTGCCAATGAACGCTGCTGGTACAGCGGCATCATTCGCCTAAACAACTTAGTTGAGGGGGAGGGGCAACTTTCCCCCTTGACGACTTTTTAATTTCATGATATAAGCAGCTATCCTCTGCAGGGATATACCCCTAATGTTCAAAGCAATACTCTTTATATGTAGTTCGCTATTAGGTGGCACAGAGTG